TCAGAAATGTCAAACAGCTCTCCGCACACGGCAATCAGGAAGTGGAACCGTGGGCCAGAGTCATCCTTGCTCTCTGGTTCATCAAAGTTATAGCCGTTAGCCTTCAAGCAATCGCGCAAAGAAGGCATAGCTTTGGCAATCATGAAGTGGTAAGGGTTGCGCTTATCAGCTGCGGTGGGGGCTGGAGGCTTCCAAAGGTGCTGAGCTACGTCGCAAGGTTGAACTTCCCCGCTACCTCCTATTAAGAAGGCACCTCGCTGGCTAATCTTAACCATATTTGGGTGGTGGAAGACCCGACCAATTGAGTCGGTTACCTGGTTATCGGCTCCGATAATACATCTGTCCTCGTATTGGACTCCAACTATCGTTGTCAAGGGGCTTACCGCTCTCTAAACTTGGGATTCTGAAGCTTATCATAAACCTCTACCTCATATCCAAGTGTATGCGCACCCGCCACTAGATAGTCAATAGCAGCTTTAAGCAGGGCAAGGTCATCGTTAAACATGCCTATGCCTCTATTACACTTACCGCAAAGTAGACCTCTAACGCACTTTCCGCAAGAAATGTGCCCTTTGCAGCACGAATGGTCATGGTCTACGTGGGCCACGCCCTCAAAAGGAACTAAACAAATAGCGCAACAGTTGTCCTGTAAAACCAAAATACGGTTGTAATCTTCTTGGGTAAGCCTGTACTGTTTAAGGGTTTTTCTGCGAATAACATCTGGTTTTGACCTATATTTGGCCTCAATTGCATTTCTTCGGTCTCGATTATTAGTTGCCCACTTTTTAGAATGAGCTTTGTTACAGGATTTACAACGGCTCTCATACCCGCTTTTATTTGCTTTTTGTTTGTAAAACTCAGACAACGGCAAATCCTGGCCGCACACCCTACATACTTTATTTTTCTCTAAATTTTGGGTCACTTAGCTTCTCGATTACCTCTTTTTGGTACGCATACTTTACGTCTCCAGAGACAAGTCTAGCAAGAGCGTAGGAATCCGCAGCGTTATCATCAGTAAATTCCACATCCCAGTTTTTATAGGCGTAGAGCAACATTTGATTTTTTTGTACCCCTGTGCCCTTGCCTGTAACGTACTTTTTAAGGCTTGTAGGGGGGACTATAAGGGGGTAAATACCAAAGTCCAGCAAAGTTAGCTTGACCATACCCCCAAGCTCTCCCAGCATGTTAGCCATCTGTGAGCCGAAAGCGTAGCCCTCCATAGCCACGTCCTCAATCTTGCCAAACTGATACAACCAGTTCATTACGTGTACCTGTATGTCTTTGAGGCGGTCAATGCCATGCTTCTCGGACTTATAAACCTCTGTGTAGTGGTTGCCGTCCTGATACGCAGTGATGGCAAACCCGCTATACGACTGGTCTATCCCAAGGTAGACGGGTTGGTCAGGGTCAACCACCCCGTTCTTAAATACTTTCATTAGAAACGCGAGCGCATGGAGGATGTACGACGAGTCAGCTCACGGCTTGTAAGGCTGTAGTAACGCTCCAAGTTATCCTGCATGGTCTCTAGCATCTTGCGGTAGGCATAGGTGTTCATCTTTGCCGCGCTTAGTTCTACCATCTCTGGGTCTGTCATAACGGCAGACTTGAGCATGGTGGCCTTCTCTGTGCTCTTGCCTGTGGTCTTGCTGAGCAGTGCCTTAGCCTCAGCTGTGGTGTAAGCGTTCTCCGCCTCCATCTCTGCCAATGCTGCGGCCGCTACCTGGGTACGGATGAAGCTGTAGTTTTCCATGTACTTAGTGGCGAGCATCATTAGTTCCTGGTCATCAACCATAGTGATGTCATGTGGAAATGGTGGAATCTCAATATCTAACTGACGGCGTACAGGCAAACCCTGAGCCTCTAGTACCTTGAGGACTTCTTCTGTTACTCCTGTGGTGTGTAACTTAATCATCATACCCCTTACATTTAGCGCATCCGTTTTGGCCAAGGTTACATGCAGGCGGTGTTTGGTTCTTCACCGCTTCAACAATCATAGCAGCCGCATCAAACAACTGCGTAATGCCAAAGTCACTCTTAGGAATGACAAACTCTTTTACCTCTTGGTTGGGCTTAGCTTCGTAGATAAGAACCGCCTCTTGCGGGACGTTCTCGTAGCCCAGCAGCTCTGCCAGCTTCATGTAAATCTGCACCTGAGTAATGTGCTTCATGAAGGGGGCGTTGATAGCTTTCCACGCTTTGTCAAAGTCGTTGTTGTTCTCTATCAAAAGCTCTGGTGCCTCAAAGCGCAGGGTTCCTACGCCAATGGATTTAATCTCTAGCATCAGTGGGTCGCCAAGGCCAACTAACCAACCATCCGCGTGGCCAAATATACGGAGTGGCTCATAGAACAAGGGCACTTCACGGTATTCAAGTGGACCTTCGTGGCAGTCAGTTCCGCCCCAGAACATCTCTTCACATGCTGGGCAGTACCACTTACCAAACATAACATCCATATCGGAGAACCACTTCTGCCACTTAGCATGGATAGCGTGACCCTCTTCAAATACGGACAACAATCTAAAACTTGCTTTACGAGTTGCTTGTGGGGCATGACCTAGTAGCTGAAAATAGGACGCTCGGTGGCACCACTCTCCGCTTGCCATTTCAGATGGGTGTAGAACATCTGTTCGACGAGACTCGTCTCGCGGCTTTGATAAAAGGAAGCGCTCTACTGAACCAAGGACTCGTGTATCTTTTTTACCCACGTCAACAAAACTCTTTAATGCCCCGCTGGGTTTATATTTAGTAGCCATGAGCGGAACTCTATCACGACCCTTTAGTGGTTATCCATTCCTCAAGGGAAAGGTTTTGCTTTGCGGCTTTGCGCTTTAGCGCGTTACGCTCACGGTGGCTCATGCCGCCCCAGATACCGTGCTGTTCACCCATCTTCTCTGCGTATAACAAACACTCTTTACGCACAGGGCACTCGGGTAAACCATCTTTGCCGTAGCAAACGGCCTTAGAAACTTCTGCTATTGCTCGGTAGCGAGCTTTATCTCTTGGGGGATACCAGAGCTCTGTGTCCATTCCTTGGCACTTAGCGTCGTATCGCCAGCCTTCGTCGTGTCCGACGTCGTTATACATATATGCTCCTGAAGAGTCTGGCGGAGCTCTAGAAAATCATCTTCAGTTAGCATAACGTAGTTCTCATTGTTAAGACTGAAGCCGAGGACAGGTGTCCTACCATCAAGGATTGCTTCCTTGACAATCTTTTCCAGAACCGCGGCTTTAACGGTAAAGGAAGCTTTGCCTGTCCACTTGTGCTCGATTAACAAATCGTGTGAACGGACATCACCTTTGCGACTCCAGAAAGCTCCGCTACCAGCACTGCGCTGGCCGCCAATAACTTTCGCAAGTCTATCCTCGTGCTTCTTAGACTCTTTCTGACCCTTACTCTTCATACGCAAACTTAGAATCCGCTTTGATGGAATCTAGTACGTCCCGTTCAAGGGCCTCTTTCAAGTCAATCTCTTCCCGTATGGAGGTAAGCATAGCATCCGCGCCCTGCCACTGACGTTCGGCGTACCGATAGTAGGCACCAGCTCGGACAATGACCTTGTTGATAATGCCAATAGATAGAATCTCCTTGGCAAAGTCAAAACCGCCAGCATCTACATCTCCGCCTGGGGCAAAGTAGAAGTCAACAACAGCCGTGGTTGATGGTGGGGCTGACTTATTCTTTAGTACTCGTACCTTGATTGACTGACCGATGCGGCGCTTTTCCTGCCCAGAGCCAGCCTCAATCCACTCATCACGACGAACCTCCATGCGGGTAAAGAACGCATAGTCCTTACCCAAACCACCTGGGGTGGTGCGTGGGTCGCCGTACATGACACCAATCTTTGAACGCCACTGGTTGATAATCAACCCAATAAAAGGACGCTCATGCTCTGTAAGCGAGCGCTTAGATGCCAAGCCAACCTTGCGGAAGAACTTATTAGTCAGTAGAGCTGAACGACCTACGGTTGACTCTTCCATCTCCTTATCATTTTCTGACGTAGGAACCAAGGCAGGAAGACTATCAACGACAATGCAATCAACAGCTTTACTTTCGGTGATTTGGATGACCGCTTCATAGGCTTCCTCCATAATGTTAGTAGAAACGACGTAGACTCTTGAGGTATCTACGCCACACATCTCTGCGTACTTAGGTACCCACTGCTCAGCCGCAACCCATACAGTTGTAAACTCTGGGTCACGCTGTTGGTTAGCTGCAATGGTCTTGAGAGCTAATGCTGTCTTGCCGTTGCTGGCCTCACCAATAATTTCATGCCACTGGTTGACTGGCCATCCGCCGCCTAGGGCAACGTCAATAGCCACAGAGCCTGTGGTTACTCGGTCAAGGATATCGTCACGGATATCTGACCCTAATACGATGGTGTCTGCGCCCATCTTCTTGTTAATGTTTGCAAATACTTTCGCAAGTTCTCCCGTAATTGCCATTAAATATGTCCAATGATTGTCTGTGGGTTCCAACCGCCTGCTTGTACTTGCTTTGCTGGAATAGCTGGGCCTGATGCGGCAGGCCCTGATGTAATACCTGTACCCATGCCGCTACCTGATTGCTGTAGTGGATAACCGCAATCGTAACAACGCGCACGTGATTCTGGTGCCATAGGGGATGAGCCATAGTTACCGCTACCACAACCTGGGCACCGTGACGCTGACACTGACGCTTGTGGCTGAGCTTGAGGCTGTGCCTGTGGCATCTGTGGCGCAGGTGCTTGTTGCTGTACTGGTTGCTGGTAAACAGGTTGTTGTTGCGGCTGTGGTGCTGATGCACCCATCTTGCGCGAAAACCAATCTGTACTATTACTCATCATAGTCCTCCATGTCTACGTCCACCTCAGATGATATACCTGCTAGGTGAATTAAATCAAGTGTGGTTCCAATCGAGAAAGCGCCAATCAAAGTAGACAAAGCTACTGCCTTGTAGACAGTAGCCATGGTTTCAATTTCTGCCTCGAACTCCTCAGCCATTTCTGAGTTGTGCTCCCGCATCTCTTTAAGATGTATGGAAGTCAATACGTTAGCGCTAATGTCGGATATGGACTCAAGGTATGGAAGTATAGGCAATATATTTCCTACACGAATTTCGCTATCTTCTTTTTCCTTAGAGTCTCCCTCTTGGCTTACAAGAGTTAAACCTAGTTCGTCGGCAACACTGTTTGGCTCAGCCATGGCTGTGTCATACAAATACCAACGAAGGATTGTTGTCATGGGCACATCCACCTGAATGACATCTACCTTTGGTTTACGAAACCTATCAAACCAACTCACTTGGCTTCACCCCACTTCTGAACTACTTTAATGTCAGCTATAAGTGGGATAGGAAGTAACTTAATATCTTCCATTGCCTCGCGGATAGCAGCTCTGGTCTCTTCTACAAGATGGTCTGGAGTCAAGGTAACCAGTTCATCGTGAACTGTGAGGATTAGCTTGGCTTCTTTTGGAATTCTCTCGTGAGCACGTATCATAGCAAGTTTTATGATGTCAGCCGCAGAGCCCTGGATGCGCGTGTTGAACGCCTGGCGCTCAGCACTGGCTCGGTCTCCGTTATTACGAGAGGTAATCTCAGGCAGGTAACGGCGGCGCTTGAGCAGGGTGGTTACATAACCCTTGTTGCGGGCTACGCCAATCACGCGGTAACGGTACTTATCCACAGACGAAAACTTGTCTGAGAAGTCATTGAGTAGTTTCTTAGCATCTGGGACGCTGCAACCAATCTGACGAGCAATCTTGTCTGGACCTACGCCATAAGCCATAGCTAGAACCAAGACCTTGCCCGCCTTACGGCTGACTCCCATGGTGTCACCGATGGTTGTATAGATGTCTCCACCTGTCAGGTAGTTGTTCATCATAATTGGGTCCTCTGACATTGCCGCGATAACACGAGGCTCAATCTGTGAGTAGTCAGCAACTACAAGCTTGTGACCTTCTGGCGCAGTGAACAAGTTACGAATCATACGACCGTACTGTTTATTCTCTGGCACCTTTTCGGGGTCTTCTGGAGCTGGGATGTTCTGAAGGTTAGGGTTACGGCTAGAGAAGCGACCAGTCTCGGCGCCCCACTGAACAAAGTCACCGTAGATGCGACCGTTGATAAGAAGGCTGTCCTTCTCTTCTACCTTGGATTTGCCGTTAACAGTCTTGGTTACTTCCCCGCCAAGGTACGGAATCACATAGGTACCCAGTAGCTTGTTAAGGTCTGTGTACTCAAGAAGCTTACCTACCAGCTCGTCCTTCTCACGGAAAGGCTCTAGAGCCTCAGCTGATACTGAGTAGTCGGTGTAAACAATCTCTTCTTGTTCTTTCTTTTGCCCCTTGCCAGTAAGAAGAACAGGCTTTAGCCCACGGCAGCCTTCTTCCTTAGGCCCAAACAAGATGTATTGCTTCTCTGGGTTGGAGTTCATATTAAACACACGACCAGCAAGCGCATAGATGTCTGACTTAACAGCCTCAATCTCGGCGCTAATCTTGTCGTGAAGAATCTGTAGTTGGTCTAGGTCTACTGGCGCGCCAGTCAACTTCATGTCGCACAAGACGCGCAGCACGTCCATCTCTAGCTTCATAACGCTGTCTACATCTGCGGCAGTCAGCTTAGGGACTAAGTCTTTCCATAGAAGGAATGTGTACTTAGCATCTAGATAGGAGTACTTAGCAACCTCATCAAAGGAATACATCTCAACCATGTGACCGATGCCCTTTTGCATTGAGTAGCCAAGCTCACGCTGCAAGCAGTCGTCGAGACCTAGCTTGCCGCGGTTAAGGTTGTTGTACAAGAACGAGGCCATGAGTGTGTCAAAGTATGGGCCAGCGGGTACTTGACCGCCGTAGTACTTGGCAACAGATGACAAGTCAAAGACTAGGTTGTGACCGATAGTAAGGATGTTCTCATTGAACATCAGTGGCTTGATTGCCTTGAATACCTCGGCAGGAAATAACTGTTCGGGTGCTGGACCAAAGTGCTTGGTTGCCTTCTTCTTGTCACGTGAGTAATCAGACTCACGAGCAGGTAAGCCAGCGTCTACGCGCTTTTGTCCTTGACCTGTAAGAGGGAAGACCTCTTCTAGAAACTCTCCGTTAGGGTGGCCCATAGGGATAACGTCACCTCGGCCATGTGTAGCAAAACTAATCCATAAAACCTCATTGACGGCAGGGATGCCTCGATGGTCTCCCACAGTTTCAACGTCAAATGCAAAAGCGTCTTGCTTGAGATAGTACTCAACCATCTCTTTAAGCTGTTCTTTAGTCGTAATAATATTCATATAAGTATCCCCTTAGAAAGGCTGAAGAGCCAGGACCAGGGGATGGGGCCTGGCCCTCCAGCACACTTGTTTACTAGAGCAGTGAGTTAGCTACTGCGTCTAGCTCTTCCCATGTTGACTCTTTGATAATAGAGCGGTCAAATGGCTTCATCTCTGCAATGGCTGCTTCAATCGCATCGATGTCTGTAAGGCCCCAGTCCTCAGCGAGGTCGCGTGCCTTAACAGCGTTGATGTGATAAACAGTTGACTGCATCTTACCTGTACGGCTGATTGCCCAATAGTTCTTGGTCAATGGGCCTTGAGGCGAGAAGTGTGCAGCGTGCAGTGACTTATAGAGACGTGGGGATGCGGTCAAAATTTGACGCTGTGGTCCACCAGCTGCGCTGAGGTTTGCAATGCTGAAGGCTTTCTTCTCTTCAGGCTTGCTACCAAGCTTTACGCAGAGTGGGTCATTTGCACCAAGGGAAACGAATGAACGCTTACCTGTGGTGATTTGTGAAAGGAAGTGTTGTTTGTAAACTGCAAAGGGACCGTCTGGGTCAAGGAACTTTACAATTTGGAACTCGCCGTCAACGAACTTAAAGTCGCTGATAGGTGTACGAGCTGCGCCGCCTGCTGCATCTGCTGCATCCCAACCTGAAAGGACTACAGTGCTTGTAGCTTGAGCTGGACGGTCTGTGATTGGAGCGTCTGAGTTAGCAAACTCGTCGTCTGTAACTAGGTACTCGTCTGTTCGGTTTACTGCCATTTGTTTATCATCCTTTTTCATAGTTTTTATTTGGTTTCGTTTGCTCGGATTTGATTCCAAGCCTCGGCAATCTCATTGGTGAGTTGTCGGTGTAAGGACCATTCTATACGCTTAATGTATAGAAGTCCAGCCGAGTCAAACAGTTCAATGAGCTTTTCGACCATTGCGCGGGAATAGAGTCTACGCCCCTGCTGGTCCTCCCCCCGAGAGTTCTTCTTGGTGGGAAGTCTATATGGTGATGAAGGCAGGTAGCCTTCCTTTATCCATGTTCGGATAGTAATAACTGGGCGACCCAGTGCGGCTGCCAACGCGCCAATAGTAAACATCTCAATCTCAATGCCGTTAGGCAAAGGCTTCATGTAGGGCTTGCTGTCCCACGTAAGGTCGGGCTCAACCTCGTGAGGCTTCTCTACCTTGGCTTTGCGCTTGCGCTTGCTGCCAGGGTAGTACTCATCAAGGTCCTTGAAGAGGACATCAATCTCGTCTGTCATGGCTGGCACTCAGAACTATTAGGCTCAGCGGTTAGGGCCTGAGTGGTCTTGTATATCATGGTAGTACCGTTGCAAAACTCAGAGACACCGTTAGGCAGGGTCACTACCGAGCTCTTAGGGTCTGGCGTTGTAGCTACAGTCACTTGCGGGCTAGGCGTTGCGGGCGTGCTTATTGAGCGGTCGTGAGCGTTTGCAATTACCACACCCATAACTATGGCAAAAATAACTCCAACAAGACCTATAAGCAAAGGTACTGCATTATCTCCGTTTGGGTCACCCATTAGTAGCCTCCTAAGCAATCGTTGGAATGTGTATGTATAGAGTATTGAAGTATATAGGCGCCTTTGTTTGGCGCAAAGAGCTCAGTGCCACACGCACCGCACTCGCCAAACCACTCCTGTGCAAAGTAATCGTAGGTCACTTGGTGTCTACCAAGAATGCGTAGGAAACTTTGGCTGGGAACATAGCGTCAATATCTTCTTCTGTTAAGTAGCCAGAGTAAAAAGCTGACATGATGGCGTCTTCATCAAGCATAGGCACCATCTTAATACAGGTGTCTTTGATTCCCTTTTTAGTAAGGATGTCTTCCGCAACATCCATGTCTAGTGTCTTAGATACGCGGCGCTGGCGGGTAAGAGTTACTTCTCCCGCAATATCGTCCTCAACATTAAATACGCGATGGCCGCTCTCGTTGGCTTCAACCTCATCTACAACTTCAGTGAGGCGAGCTTTGAGTTCGTTCTGGCGTTTTGTTAATACACCTAGCTCGTCTTTAAGTGCTAGGTACTGGCGCAGGTTGCGCTTTACTTCTGATAGTTCCACGGTATCCCCCTTGGTCTTATAGGGAGAACCTAGTACGGAATTATTCCTGTGTCAAGTAGTCTTCCAGCGCCTTGATAATCACGCTGGTGACGGTCACCTTCTCTAGGGCAGCCTTCTTCTGCACGGCTACCCAGAGCTCGTCAGAGACTCGGATAGTACGCGTAGGCGTCTTTGGTGCGTTAGGCATTGTCCTAGTCTATATGATAGCGGCGCTCAAGAACTGCTTTAAACTTCCTATGGACATATCTATGCCGCCTTCTTCGTCTATGCCCTCGCCGTCTATAACGGCATCAGCCACGGAGGTCTTGAACTGGAGGGCCTCAAACTGGCGCTCCTCAATACTTCCCGCTATGAGGATGTCTTGGATGACAATGGTTCCCCAGGTAGAGGAAGCGCGTTTGATTCGTCCGTTGCGCTGAGTAGCAGCACCTGAAGACCAAGGTAAGTCATAGTTAATAAGGAGATTTGCGGCGGGCAAATCGACGCCATAACCACCTGCATCAGAACTAATAAGGACCCGTACTTCCAGTAACGTATTGAATGCAACTTTATTCTCCTCTTTAGTCTTGGCGTCTAGCTTGCCTGAATACAAACGGCACATCTCAGGACCTAGCGCCTCGGCTATCTTGTCAAGCATATCTACATAGGTAGCAAAGATTACAACCTTGTTAGCCTCGTCTTGGTCTAAGAAGTCTTTTACATATTGGATTAGGTAGTCAAGTTTAGGGGAAGAGTCTACGCCTTCCAGCATACCTTCACGCACAAGCTCGGCAGCGTAAGCTGAACCCTCACCTGTCATCTGACCAAACTTAGTGGCGCTTGTCTTTAGTAGGTCTGGGTGGGAGCAGAGCATCTTGAGCGCGCCAATCTTAGACATAATCTTTCCGCGCATCTCATCTTCTGGCCCACCGCCTTTAGACTCATAGCCGTAGTGAGCGTTGATATTAAACGAGGAACCAAACAATGCCTGAGCATC